GTCCTCCAGCTGCTCGTCCGTGACCGGGAGCCAGACACCGATCTTCCGGACCGGGCTGGTCCGCTCGGTGAAGCCCAGCGCAGCCTCGGGGTACGCGCCGCCCTCAGCGATGGCGGCGGCGTTGTTGGTGAAGGTCGTCTCCTCCATGTACGTGATCGCGCTCTGCGTGGTCGTGGTGGACGGGATGATGTCCGCGACCTGGAGCGGCGTGGTCACGTAGTCCACGACGCGGGGGCCGCGCGTGGTCTCGGGGGTCCAGCCGGTGCCGGTCTCCAGCAGGGCCTTCAGCTCTACGTCCAGGCGGGCCTCGGGGCCAACGGCGCCCTGCTTGCCCTTGAACGCCTTGGACTCGATGAACAGGTCACCGAAGGACTTGGCGCCCCGGATGCCCTGCTCGGCGCCGCTCTCGGCACGCCGGTCGTCGCCCTCGTTGTCGCGGACGCGCTGGGCGGCCTTGGCGACCGTCTCCAGGTCCTCGACCTTGACGGCCAGGTCGTCGATCTCGGCGTTCTTCGCGCGGATCCACTCGACCTTGGCCTTGCTGTCGCCCTCGACGGACTTGACCTTGGACATGTCCAGGTCGGCGCCCGCCTCGGCGAACACGTCGTGGAGCTGCTTGCGGGCATGGTCGAGCTTGCCCTGAGCTTCAGTCAGGGCAGGGAAAGATGCCGTCATGGCGGTATTTCTCCTGGTAGATGCGGCCTTCAGGCCGCGCGGGAAGCGAGGAAGCGCAGGAACTCGCGCTCGACCTCGCCGGTGATGTCCGGGGCGTCTTCGCCGGGGGTCAGGACCGCCGCGAGCCGCTTCAGCTCGGCGTTGACCAGCTCCAGCAGGGCCGCCGAATCGGCGCCCAGCCCCTTGCCCTTCTCCGCGCGCTTCGCCATGACGTCAGCGGCACGGTCGGCGAGGGCAGCAACGGCGGCCACGACCGCCTGAGCTTCCTCGCCGAACTTCAGGGCCTCGACACCCTTGACCGCGAGGGTCCGGGTGCCAACCCCGGCGCCGAGAAGCACCGGGGAAACTTCGTGGATCTTGGACTTCTCCAGGATGCGGACGCGGGTGTCGCCGCGCTCCTCGTAGGAGTGCTCCTCGATGTCGAACCCGTAGGACCACTCCTGGAGCGGGCCCATCTCCTTGACGACCTCGAACGTGTCCCGTCCGGCGGCGGTCTGAAGGAAGAAGCGGCCCTCCAGGATGGCCTCGTTGTCGGTGGTGCGGATGACGCCCTTACCGACGGGCAGGGCGCCCTCCCACGTCTTGTGGCCGTAGGCGGAGATGCGTACGGCGGCGCCGTCCTCGAACGCGCCGGGCATCGTGACGTCGCCGTCCTTGTCCACCACGCCGAACGTGGAGAAGACGGCGGACACCTCGCCCTTGGCGGCGTCCTTGATCTCGACCTGTCCCAGGGACTTGGTGATCATTCCTGCTCCGTTGCGGGCTCGGTGGGTTGCTCGTCGGGGCCCGCCTCGGGGGCCTGGTCGGTCGTCGGCGCCTCCTGGACCTGCACCGACAGGTGGCCGGTGTGGACCAGCAGGGACTCGTCATCGGCCGCGACCGCGTCCCGCGCCGAGTCGGGGCTGAAGCCCGCATCGACGTACTGGCGGATGGTCTGGGCCTTGGTGAACGCGATGTCGGCGGCGTCCTTGCGGTCCTCGCGCAGGAACGCGATGTCGCGTTCGTCGAACCACAGTTCGGCGTCGCCGGGGACCTCGACCAGCCGCGCGAGCGACCCGGCGACGTTGCGCCACAGGGGCCGCATGGTGCCGTCAGCGAACCGCCGCCGCGCGGCGGCGTAGTTGCCCTGGTTGAGGCTGGAGCCCTGAAGGCCCTCGGAGAAGCCGACGATGACCGGGGGGACACCGGCCGCCGAGGCCAGGCGGGTCTCGCCGCCGCCCTGGAGGGCCTTGAAGTCCAGATCCCGGAAGTTGAAGGTCAGCGGCTTGACGTCGGCGCCGCCGCCGATGATGAGCGGCCGGTGAGCGTTGCGGACGCCCTGGTGGGCCTCCAGGAAGGCATCGACGAACTCGCGGAACTTGTCCGGCGTGATGGCGGCGTCCATGGAGATGGCCAGGTGGGGCGTGGCCGCGTTCTCGAAGAACTTCAGCTTGTGCTTGGTCGTGGCGTTGTCGGCCGTGATCTCCCGCAGAACCGGCGTGAGCCAGCTCATGCCGCGCCAGTTGTACTCGGGGTCAGGGATCGGCGCGAAGTGGGCGACCTGCTCGGGCAGCAGGATCGTGGGCGAGGTGTGCCCGGCCACGCGCGGCTCGTAGACGTAGGCGACGACGCGGGCGTCCAGCGCGGTGCCGCCCAGCGGGTCGTCGCTGGCCGACTCGGCGATGATGGTGACCCAGTCCGGCCGCAGCAGGCGCAGCCGGTCACCGACGCGCGTGACGTAGGCGTTCCCGGCCAGGTCGGCGTGCATGAGCATGCGGGCCAGCAGGTCGCCGGTCGTCCCGCCGGGCCAAGGGTTCTCCAGGAGGTCCAGGGCGGCGGTGCCGAACAGGCGGCCGGGCCGCCCGTCGCGCAGGGCGCGGAACTGGAACCGGGCCTCGCTGAAGACCTGGAGGCGGACCAGCATGAGGGAGAACACCGGGCCGTTGGTCTTGAACGCGCCGGACAGGTAGCCCTCGAAGCTGTTCTCGACCGTCTCCTGGTCGAAGGACAGCAGGGAGTTGTTCCAGTCGTAGCGAGCGCGCTCCAGGTCCCAGAGCGGCGTGTCAAGCCACGGGCCCGAGGTCGTCTCCCCGTTGATGGTCAGGCCCTTGCGGCCACTGCGAAGGCGCTGGAGGAGGTTCACAGGGAGGTCTCCTCATTGCCCGGTGGGGGCTTCTGCTCGTCGTCGTAGGTGATGACCAGGGACAGGCCCGCCAGCAGGACGCCGGTGGCGATGAGCGCCCACCCGAGGCCGCCGACCATGAAGGCGCCGACGACAACGAGTACGCAGCCGATGGCGAGGGCCGCCGAGACGCGGAAGGTCGGGGACAGTGCGATCACCTGGGCCTCAGAGGTCGAAGAAGGCGAACCCCGGGACGCCGGGTTCTTCCTGGACGGGGTCGGGGGCGGCGATCCGCCACAGCGCGATGACCAGGGCAATACAGCCGTCGATCTTGCGCTTGGACTTGCCCTTGGACAGCGTGAAGCCGCGCTCCCCGGGCCGGGTGGCGGCGGATTTGACGTGCGCGCCGAGGTCTACGTCACCGTCGTGGACGACGTCGCCGCCCACGATCGCCTCCAGGGCGTGACCGCAGGCCGGGGTCATCCGCTCGGGCGACTGGGGGAACTCGACCATGTTGAAGCCCTCGTCCTCCAGGTCCCGGGCGGGGACCTCGAAGAACCGAGGGTCGTAGGTGACCTCGACGACCGTGTAGGCGTTGGCCAGGTCGAAGCGGATGTAGTCCACGACGGCGCGGTGGTCCAGCTTGCCGGTGCCGTCCGGCTCCCAGATCTTGGACTTGACCGCGACCTTGCCGTCCGGGCGCTTCCAGGCGGCCAGCACGGCGACGGAGTCCCGGCGCAGGGCCATGTCCACGGCCACCACGACGTCGGCCTTGTCGGGGATCGTGGCGTCACCGGCGCACTTGTCCCAGGCGCCCGGGTAGTCCTTGAGCCAGGAGTCTTCGGCGATGTCCACCCAGCGGTTGGCGTAGTAGCGCAGCCACTCGTGACGCGGCATCGAGGGCTTGCCCCAGTCGTTGACCCGGTCGGCCACGTTCCACAGCACCCCGGCGGCCTTGGACCCGGCGCGCACGGCGAGGGCGCGCTGGTCGGGGTCCTCGTAGTCCAGGTCCTCGGGGGCTTCCTGCCAGTCGAACAGCAGGCGCGGCGCGAGCGAGGGGTCCTTCAGGACCTTCAGGCCGCGCTTGTACATGGCCCCGAGCAGGGAGTGGTCCACGTCGAACCCGGCCGTGGACAGGTTGAGCACCCGTCCGGACCCGCGAGCGGTCTTCCGCTTCTTGGTGGACTTGCTGATCACGGTGTGGACGCGGGCCTTGTTCGACCCGACATCGCCCCATTCGTGCACCTCATCGCACAGGAACAGGTGCGGGATGCCGCCCTCGTTCGTCCCGGCCGCCGCCGCCACGCGCCGGATCTCGCCCGGCCGCCCGTCGCGGAACTGGATGACGCGCTCGTAGACGGCGAAGAAGCCGCACAGCGGGGCCTCGGTGATCTCGTCGTCCCGGCCGCCGACCATCTGACCGGCCTTGGCGAACAGCTCGTCGGCCTGGTCGTAGGAGGCCGCCGCGATGTTGATGATCGGGCTGATGGGGGCGATCTGCGGGGGTCCGGCGAACTCCACGAGGGCGATGGCGGCCACGAAGGTCGTCTTGCCGTCGCCGGTGGCCGCGCCGCGTACGCCCTCGTCGTAGTGCCACTGGTCGCACCGGGGGCAGAACTCGTACCAGCGGTACAGGAACTCCTTCTGGTCCTGCCGGAGCCGGAACGGCTGGCCGAAGGTGTCGCCCTCGGGGAAGATCAGGTTGTCCTGAATCCACCGGACGGCCACCCCGCCGACGGACGGCCAGAGCTTCCCAGGCTCGGGAGCCCAGCCGCACGCCTGGCACCCGGGGTCAGGCGCCATCGACGACCTCGCCGACGATGCGCAGGCGCGGGTCCGGCTCGTCGTCGTCCTCGACGTCGTCCGGCTCGCTGTAGCGGGCGTTCATCTGGGCGAGGGAACGCTGTTCGGAGATCGCGGCCAGGCCCAGCGACGCGGCGTTCAGGCCGCCGATGCCCAGCTGCTTCTCGCACCGCTCGACCACGCCCATGGCCTGCTCGGCGACCTTGTACAGCGGGTTGATGACCTCCTGGCCCTGCGACCCCTCGACGAGCGGGGCCTGGTCGGCCTCGGCGATCGTCCGGAGGTAGCGGTCCAGGGCGTCGATCCACCGCAAGAGAACGACCTTGGCCGCCGGGGTGACCAGGTGGGCCGGACGGTCGTCCCAGAAGGCGTTCCAGGCGTCCTTGGCGGGCTTGGACAGGCCGCGCGGGGCCGGGAACTTCTCGACCTTGAGCCCTGGGACCACTCCGAGGACCTGCTGGCCGTTGCGCTTGTCCACGGCGGTGCCCGCCGTCTTCTTCGCTCTGGGCATGACGGCACCTCGGGAAACGTCGGTTGGGGTGAAATCCCGCGCTGTGGTACCTGCGAAAAAAGTGAGG